AACCGGCGATGTCCTTCCAAGTGTCAACATACCGCCAATCTCCGTTCACCACTCTACCCAGCTTATGCACTATCATTTCCCGCGCCTCAGTTGCGCTAGGAGTCCACTTAACGCCCCTCTCAGCCACCCTACTAGCCAAAACATCTTTAACGGTCTGTACGGTCTCAGAAACGGCTCTAAACGATCCATACCTTTGCTCTCTTTCCGAAAGTATATTTTCTATATCGCTCATCTTCTCGATCTCCATATCGGTTCGGGTTGTGCTGCACGCTTGTACGCGCGGCGTCGGACACCTCGCTGAGCAATCCCCCTTTATCACCCCCCCCCTAAAGGGGGGTGATGATAGGGGGTACTTAGCACTCGGTTAGTCCACCGCAACAGCCCCCCCACCTGTTCAGGGTGAATTAGGGGGAGTTAGGGGGATTTGTTATGGTAGTACTCCCCTATGTAAATTTTTCCTATCATCCATTCTTCATAGATTCCCCCCATGCCACATCGTGCACTATCCAGCCATGTTCAAAAGGCTTAATCGAATTAGTCAAAAGTAGGTTACCAATAAACCTATCTGTATATGACGGACTTAGCATATTTGCGATTGTCCGCTCATTAACACCGGCACTTGATAGCATATACTTTATAGCTGCCTTAGATACATAAGGCATATCGTTCCTAAGCTCTTTTCCAGATGTTTCCCACGCCCGTTCGAATGTCTCTCTATGCTTATCGGTGGTTGTTTTCTTACCATGATCGACACGCTCTATAATTGCACTTGTGACTGGCAATCCGTCTTCGTCATACCACTCCGGTATGGTAACCTCTTTCAGCTTAAGATATATGTCCTGAGCCTGTTCAGAGTCTTTCGCCTTGCGCTGCACTAGACGCATTGGCATATCATCTTTAGGTGGTAATACACCGATTTCGATATCCAGCGCCCCACGCCATGCGGACGATCCACGCGCTCGATGTTGGGCTTCTTCTGATACGCCAGTATGATGCACGAGAAGAATAGAGCAATTAAACTCACGCATTAGACCAGCACAAGCGTCCAGCATTACTTTGGCATCTTGCGCACTATTTTCGTCTCCAAGTAAAAAGCGATGTAATGTATCGACGACTATTAGCGATGGCGATATTCTTGCGCCATGTATGCTATCAACTATGCGGCTATAGCCTTCTGGTGTGTTTAGATCGCAACCACTCCGTGAAACGTGCATCTTCAACGGCATATAGCCATGTACATTACGCCAAGCGGCTATCCTGCCGCGCAAGCCATGATGTCCTTCGCCTGCCAGATAGACTACCTCGCACGGCTTGACTTTTTGACCATTCCATTCCGGCAAACCGGATGCCATATGTAAGCACCAGTCCAACACAACAAACGTCTTGCCGCTACCGGATTGACCATGCACCATGATCATCGATTTTTCTTGGATCCACGACCTAACCAGCCATGATATAGGCGCTGGCTTGGATGCAAAGTCATCCGCCGATATAAGCCAACCATCATTGGTCGGCATCAGAAGGCCGATAAGATCGCCGCCATTCTGGGCATAATCATTTGCATCGCCATCACATGGCGGCATGACATATCTAACGCCGTGTTTGGCAGCCGCCTGCTCTGCGTACCTCTGACCTATGCCAGACTTATCATTATCAGCAACAATGACAATATCTTTAGTTATGCCAAACTTTTCCCTCATAATGCCAGAGACGGGCACGAGGTTAGACGCTGAGTATGCAATGATACACGGCCTCCCAGTAGCCTCGCTGATGGTCGCGGCGGTAGCAAATCCCTCGGCAATGTACAGCGTTCCTTCGCTAGATGGGTCACCAACCCACCAATACCGACCACCTGTTTGCCCGCCAGAATGGTATAGCTTCTCTCCGTATTGGTCTATGTATTGTAGGCTGGATAATTCGCCGTCGTCGCTAAAGAGAGGCAGAATAAGCCGCCCATCGCCGGTGATTTTTGCGCCGTGTGCGGCGATTCCCTTTCGTTCAATATATGGATGGTGGATTGTCGCAAGATCTGCATCCGCCCAAATAATGTCGCAAGTGTTATGTACGGCCTCTCTGACCAAGGCTAGTTCGGCATCCCTAATGGCCTTGGCTTCTTGCATCCGTTGGACATGCAGCATTTCTTCAATATCTGTGAGCTTGCGACCAATATCGGCACGCCACGCAATCTCTATGCCTAAGCGCCAGTCCCCGAACTTACCAGCTGGAACGCCATCGCCATATGCAACGTACCAGCTTGAGCGATCACGCTTATTAGGATCGCCATCGAATCGATCAAGACGGCCATCCATCCTTATTTTCTTGGGCGGCGTTAGGCCATGCGCACGCATAGCCTCGGCTAACTGCAGCTCATATACTTCCAAAGTCATAGTAATCCCTTATCGTGGTATATTGTGTTATTTTGTTGCTTGATTGTTATCCTTAATCGTGTCATTGTCAACCTCATTGAGCAACCGGATTGGCCGAACGCTCATTGGAGATGAGACTATATGGCTTACGTTCCTAATATCCAGTCTACGAAAGACGTCGCCAGTAAGGGCGTCAATATGCTGGTGTATGGGCAAGCTGGGGCTGGCAAGACAAGCCTCATTGCCACACTACCTAAACCAATCATTATCAGTGCTGAGGGTGGTCTACTATCAATTAGTGATCACGATATCCCGTTTGTCGAGATCCGTAATCTCGACGATCTAAGGGGGGTCTATTCGTACATTATGAACGATGGCGGGGAGTATGAATCTGTAGCTATTGATTCGCTGACGGAGATCGCCGAGATCGTCCTAACGACAGAGAAGAAGAATAGCAAAGATCCACGCCAAGCTTATGGAGCATTAATAGATCAGATGTCTTTGATTGTTCGTAATTTCCGAGACATGGGAAAGAACGTATATATGACGGCGTGGCTTGATCGTATCAAAGACGATATGACTGGGGCTATGTTGTATGGACCAAGTATGCCTGGCAGCAAGCTTGGGCAATCAATCCCTCACTTCTTTGATATCGTCGCGGCGTTGCGTGTCGAACGTGATCAACAGGGTGAGATCTATCGCGCCTTGATGTGTCAGACTGACGGCCATTGGTCTGCCAAGGATCGGACAAATACTCTCGCCATGTGGGAGCAGTTGGATCTTGGGGATATTATCAATCGTATTAAATTGAAGTGGAAAGAAAAATCATGATCGATATTGGCGATTTATATAAGGCATGGATGATCGCAAAAGAAAATGAGGAAGCGTGGGTCTCTGAACGCCGTGACCTTGAGGATAAGATCATCAATCATCTGAGCTTAGACAACACGGATGACACGACAAAGACGATTAAGCATGGCGATTTGGTTGTTAAGATCACCACTCGCCATGACCGCAAGGTAGATCGCGCCAAACTGATGGAGGTCGCCGCCACCAATGGTCTTGATGGTCATCTATCCAGTCTGTTTCGCTGGAAGCCTGAGATCAACAAGGTCGCATGGGATGATGTTGGTGATAATGTTCGTGCAATATTGTCTGAGGCGATCACCACCAAAGCAGGACGGCCATCGTTTAAGATTACTCGGAAGGATTGAGAAATGGAAGATAAGTTCAAGAAGCTGGATAAGTTAATCTCTGACGCTATTAAGACTAACAATGCATCTATAAGCTGGACGAATGTAGAGAATGTTAGTCGCTGCAATCACCTTCGCGCTATGAGTAGTGTCGGTGATTTCGCACACAGCCTCGTTGGAGATCATAGCGGAAAGTATGCCAGGCGCGCAAATGTAGGAGATCTATTTCGTGCAATCTTGTATATAGCCAATACTTCCGGCGTATCATTGTTAGATATGTTCGACGGCGATGATGGTCTAGGATTGCGCCGAATGGTGTGTGAGGGTATTGATCATACAGTTCATAAGTATGATGTCCTTGAAGCTTTCAGCAATGTATCAATGTGCATGGCCACGCTTGGCGTTAATAATGACGGTCTCTGCGAATATGATATTGTTCAAGCTCTGATTAGTCTCATTGTGCTATCAGCCAAGCTATCCTTTCCGCCACTAATAGATTGCGTGTATGTCGGGTGGGATGAGCAATGAAATCTAATATTGCTAGCTACACCTTAACAACAGGAGAGTAAAATGGCATACCTAGGAACAACATTCCGTCGTGAAGATCTACCGCAATCTGACTATGCGCCCATACCTGACGGATGGTACAACGCTATGATTGTTGGCGCGAACCTAAGCGATACTCAGAACGGAACCGGCCAATATATTAAGCTCAAACTTGATATTACAGGGCCTACTCACCAAGGCAGATCTGTATGGCACAATCTCAACATCGCCAATGTTAGCAGCGATGCGGAACGTATTGGCCGCCAGCAATTACGGAGCATTCTTGACGCTTGTAACATCGATGAGATCTCGGACACGGATGAACTGGTGAACCTTCGTGTCGCCATCAAAATATCGATGGACAAGGACGGCAAGAACAATGCTGTGAAGGTCTTCAAGCCGTCAACCGATGCTATTCCACCGATGGCGCAAAAGCCTCAGCAAGCGCCACAACAACAACCACAACAACCACAACAGGCGCCCCAACGCGCCCAACAATCCGCCCCGCCACCTTGGAAGTGATGGCGTAAAAGAAAACACCCCTCGATTTACTCGGGGGGTGCTAACTTTAGGCTCTTTTGAAGAAGAAGGCATAACAGGGAGCGCATACCTTGTCCACTCAATCTAGCATAACCGAAATTCTTGACAAGCAAAAAAAAGATAATGACCTGAGGCCGCATCTTGGATGCAGTTATGCTGGTCACCATTGCGCACGGTATATATGGCTCAACTTTCGCTGGGCGGTGACTAAACAGATAGATGGTCGGATCATGCGTCTGTTCAAGCGTGGCCATGATGAGGAACCCCGCGTCATCGACCTTCTTAAGTCAATCGGGTTAGACATTACCAATTATGGCGAAGATCAATTATCAGTCCACGTCAAAGGCCATATAAGCGGCGCATTGGATGGCATAATACAAAGCGGCGTTCCTGAATCGCCGAATGAAAAGCATGTCTTAGAAATCAAAACGCACTCTCTAAAGTCGTTCAATGATCTCATAAAGAATGGCGTGAAGGCCTCGAAGCCTGTCCACTATTCACAAGTCCAGTTATATATGCACGCAACAGGAATCAAGAAGGCGCTCTATTTCGCCATATGTAAGGATGATGACCGTATATATACTGAGATTATAGAGTATTCATCTTACGCGGCTGATAGTATTGTTGATCACGCCCATGATGTATCGCTTCGTGATGAGATTCCAGAACGAATAAGCCACGATCCCACATGGTGGATATGCAAGATGTGCGCGTATCATGATACATGCCATGTATCAAAGCTGACCAAGAACGTAAATTGCCGGACATGCGCCTATAGCACGGCTAAACCAGATGGGACATGGCGTTGTGAGAAGTTCGAGGCTGACGGAATACCAGATGAACACCAGCGCAAGGGGTGTGAACATCATGTCATACATCCACATCTTACGCCGTGGGATGTTGATCAGGCCTTTGGTGGAGACGGCATAGCATTTAAGGTCGCCGACAGAGATATCATCAATGGCAAAGACGGTATTTCATCCAAAGAATTGATAGACTGGTATTATGGTTTATGAGTTAAGGGAACACCAGCGTAGAGCATTGGATATGCTCTATGATTGGATGCCACAGAATAAGGGCAATCCGTGTGTTGTTCTGCCAACTGGGGCTGGCAAGAGTGTCGTCATAGCTGAGTTGTGCCGTGAGGCTCTTATGGGTTGGCCAGAAACTCGGATCCTGATGATTACTCATGCCAAGGAGCTTATCGAACAAAACGCCGAAAAGCTCAGGTCACAATGGCCGAATGTTCCGATGGGTATATATAGCGCAAGTGTTGGGTTCAGGGATCTAAGTGAGCCAATAACATATGCTGGCATACAGAGCATACATAACAAAGCTGATGATATTGGCTATATCGATTTGGTGGTGATCGATGAGTGCCACGCCATTAATCATGAGGATGAGGGCATATATCGCAAGCTTTTGAATAACCTGAAAGAAATAAATTCTGACATTCGTGTGATCGGATTCACCGCAACGCCATGGCGTTTAAATCATGGCCTGATCACTGATAAGCCAGCGATCTTTGATGCCCTGATTGAGCCTGTAACAATCGAAGAGCTGATTGATAAAGGCTGGCTTGCGCCGTTAAGAAGTAAAGTCACCAATTTCAGATACAATACCGATGGTGTAAAAAAACGCGGCGGCGAATACGTCGAGAACGATCTCCAGCGCGCCATAGATACGGACGAACAAACACAACGGGTTGTCTCTGAGGCTCTGCCATATGTCCAGAGTAGCAAGGCCTGCTTGGTGTTTTGTTGCGGTGTTGCTCACGCTGAGAATGTGGCAGAAGAATTTAGACGCTATGGTGTAAGAGCGTTGCATATTGATGGTGGAATGTGCAAGGGCGAGAGGGAGGGAATATTAAGAAAGTTTAAGAACAAAGAAATTGATCTATTAACAAATTGCAATCTTCTGACAACCGGTTTTGATTATCCCGATATCGATCTAATTCTGATGATGCGCCCAACGATGTCGCCGATTCTTTATGTCCAGATGGTTGGACGCGGGCTCAGGCTCAAGAGCCACACTGACCATTGCCTTGTGCTTGATTATGCTGGTGTTGTATCAACCCATGGCCCCATAACTAATGTCATACCTCCGCAAAAGAAGGGCAAGGTTGGTAATGGCGAAACGCCGGTGAAAGTATGTGATGTATGTAGTGAGCTTGTGCATTTATCGGCGCGCAAATGTCCTGCTTGTGGCAACGAATTCCCGCCACCTAAACCGAAGGAATATATTCTTCGACAGGACGATATCATGGGGATCGAAGGAACGGACATGGTGGTTCGATCTTGGTTCTGGTCTATCCACAAGAGCAGGATAAACGGAAAGTCATTGTTATCCGTGACATACACGGGATTCGGCAAGAACGAGGAAGTAAGTGAGATGTTCCCTTTGACCTATGAAGGTGTGGCAGGACAGATAGCGAGATCGAAATTAAAGAAGATCGCCAGTCAAGCTGGATTCGATTTAAGTATAAAGTATGTCGGAGAAGACAAAGAAATAATAATGGATGTTTGCAAGCAGTTTGGTGACAAGTCACCGCCCAAGGTGATAGAATACAAAAAGGATGGAAAGTATATAAAGGTGATAAGACGTGACTATACGGACAGAGCATGTGGAGCAGAGGGAGTTTGTTCAGTTCTTTCGCCAGAAGTGGCCGAAAGTAAGGATCTTTGCTATACCTAACGGCGGTGCAAGAACGCCATCTGTTGCCGGTAAATTAAAGGCCGAAGGTGTAAGTGCTGGCGTGCCTGATTTATTCATTCCAGAGTGGAAATTGTGGATTGAAATGAAGAAAGAAGGCGGTTCGGTAAGTAAACCGCAAAAAGAGTGGATAGACTATCTATGTAATGTAGGCTATCGTGTGCTTGTGTGTTATGGGCGTGATGACGCTATCGAACAGGTTGTGAGGTTTAATGATGCAAAAGCTGGTTAAAGACAAACATATTACGGTGAGAATTCCCGATGAGATCAGGGAAGAATTAAGACGAAAGGCAGAAGATAATACAAGGACTATATCTGCCCAAGTCCTTCATTATATTAAGATAGGTCTTGAGAATAGTAAGTAATTTTTGTGTTGCTGCCGTGTTGGAACGTGTTACATTTGTTGCAGAGGCGATGGGGTCTCTAACAAAGTCTAACCAAGTATAACACGGGAGCGTTATATATTATGGATGAGAATGCTTTACTTTGTTTTGTCAATCGCCATTCGATGGTGGTGAAACGCGCAAGAACCGCCGAAAGCTGCACCGAATCTGTTCGCTGTCTGCAGTGGGTCATTGGATCTCAATCGATCCCCATCATGATGCGCCTGCGTGCTGAGCGTGTGATTGATAGCTTTAATTCCAGATTCGGAGCAAAAAAATGAATAACGCTATTTCAGAAGCCCTTTTGAGTGTTGTGAACGCTAATATCGGTATGCTTGCCTCGGATGATGTTCTGGTGAAGCTTTCCGCCATTGACACGCTCGAATGTGTGATGGATGAGGCAACACGCTATCCAATGGCGCAAGAGGCTGCACGCCGTGCCTTGGATTCTTTTGTGTGATACTGGCTCGGGGTGGTCTGTGTGGCCGCCCCATTATGTTGTGAGTGGAGAATGTTATGATTGACCGCGAAGAGTTTGTCAGGAGCATGAGTTTTGACACCCTGCTCGAGATGTTCAAGGATACTAAGGATCCTGAGCGCATCTCCGCCATGTATTATGTATGGCGGCATTTTGAGATGAGTTATGAGGAGCTGTATGGACTTGAATATGTGAAGAGTAAGTACATAGGCAGAGAAACCAACTACGGAATACCAATATGCAAGAAGGCTTTAGAAAAGATCGAGGCTCATAATATAGGTGTTAATAAAAGTATGAGTCGTGTGGATCTATCAATATCATACATGACCCTATGTTCCCTTGCAGAATACCTAATGAAAGAACACATCATCTATTTATCGTCATTAGATAATTGTGATTTGTCCAAGACAAGCCAACGCGCGTTAGTCTTTGTTGCGCATCATTTTAAGGACTTCTACGAGGACAAACGTTGGAATAACTTAGCCGATTCTCATGTGTTAAGGACTAAGGTGGATGATGATATTTGGAGCGGCGATGAAGAACATTGGAGATACTTTAGAAACGTTGACCTTTCAGATAACCTGAGAAAAATTGGTGTATATTTCCACCCAACTATAAATGAATGGTGGACTACAAGCGCCAAGATCCAGAGAGTCTTTGATGAACTCAATCGGAGGGTAAAGTAATGTCTCTTTTTGAACTCAATACGCGTATAGAAAAAGAGCGCAGGGCAAAGGGCATGTCTCAACGTTCCTTGGCAAAGGCTGCTGACCTGTCGTCAATGACCATTTCTAAGATTGAATCTGGCGAGTCGTGCAACCCCACAATCTGGACGGTGAAGAAGATTGCCAAAGTCTTGGGCGTTAGTATCGGTTATCTGGCGGGTGAAGAATGATCTCCAAAAGCGGACGGACGATAATCAGGGAGAGCGCGACATGAATTGCGCAAATCATCAACAAGGAGAACAACAATGACTAATCCAATCGGAGCGAAGATCGCCCATGAACGCAAGTTACGCGGGATCTCGCAAAACAAGATGGCGCAATTATGCGGTATTCCATTCTCGACGCTAAATCAGATCGAAACTGGTCACGTCAAAAGCCCGTCTGCCATCAAGGTCAAGCAAATCGCCGTTGGTCTTGGTGTGAGTGTCGATTATTTGCTGAGTGATATCTAAATGAACAACGTGACATACTCTGTACATGCGGTTGTACATAAGAATACTGGAAGTCAATCTTTCATCGTATTCAATTCAGACAGGAAATGGGTCAAGGATCTTCTCGAGGTTGAGCCGTATGACTTTGGCTCAAAGAGTGCAGCGAAGAACTTTATCCAATCCATGACTGTCTTTGATTTTGATCGTCCCATCGACAAGATAGATCATGTCAATCTCAGGATTGAGCGGTCATGGGATGGATCCATGATAAATGAACGGACGATTGTTAATGAGAGAGAAGATTAATATGACTGACCTAGAACAATTCGCCAATGAGTTGCAGGATCTTATCAATAGATATGTTGATAAGGTTAAGATAATCCAGATGTTTGGCTTCCTCGATATGGTGAAATTTAAGCTGTATCTTAGTCATTCAGAGAAGAGAGGCGAAGAATGACAACAGAAACAAATTCAACGAAAACAAATGTGATATCAATCGATTTCTTAATTGAAAAAATAAAACAAGACTGTTCTAACAAGAATTTTGAGTCAATAATTGTCATCGGAACGGCTGAAGATGGCAGTCTTTATTCCCTCAAAGCTGGTAACATAGTTCCAAAGAAAGTTCTTTGGTATGCACGTCTTCTCGAGCGAATGTGGTGCCAAGATGTACACTCGTAAGCTAGATAAAACGTGGATGTATCATCTCCGTATCAATTGCCCGTATTGCAGCAAGAGCAATGAAATACATAGGGGGCATGGATATATAGACGGAAAAACATGGGGGCATATGTGTTATGGATGCCATGTGGTGTTCTTCTTCGATTCGAACAACAGGCCGTATAAGATCCCATGGTATGTACTTCTCTGTGAGAAGGTTGATAGGTGGATGAAGTCAAAGACAGGCAATGATCTATATCTTGCTTTCTGGGTTTCGTTCACAGTCATATCATGGTGGTTAATATGGTAAGTGATAAACAAAGAGTGGAGTTCAGCCTTGCGCCAGCTATGTTGCGCATTGCTCTAAGTGGCAGCATTCCAAAGAGCGAAAGGGACGCTGAATATCACCAAACCAATGATCTTCTATATGAGGCATTGCAACAACCAATCGACGATCTGTTGCCAGATCATGCAGTCAAGATTGCACGCCGCGTTACGCGATTTACCGATGAGTATCTTGGGAGAAAATACAACAACCAAGATCCATACATGATCTTGATCATGATTATTCAATGGCTCAAAGGGCGCATAGACGATGGCTATATAAATCTTATTGATGGATCGCCATTCGCTAAAGCGTGTGATAATGTGTTATCAACGCTGTACAAGGACGAGGAACGCTTCAACATGGCGATGGACGAAGCCACAAGAAACGCCAAAACCTTGCAGCAGGATCTTAACAATAACGGATACTTTAGATATGCCTAGTGTATTGGATCATGGAGAGATTGTTCTCCTCGATGTCATGGGAAACGATGCTGATATCGTCAAGGCTGCGCGTGTTTCCTACTCCGCCAGTAAGAACAAAACACATGGCGATGATCGCGCCCTGATTCGGTATCTGATGAAGCACAAGCATACATCTCCTTTCGAGATGGCAGAGCTTAAGTTTTTTCTCAAGATGCCAATCTTTATCGCTCGGCAATGGGTTCGCCATAGGACGGCGAATAGTGTTGACCGTGCCGCCAGTATGAACGAAACATCATATCGCTATTCTGTGGCTGATGGTGAATATTACACTCCGGCGCTGGGTGAGATAAGGTCACAGTCTAAGAATAATAAGCAATGTGGTGGTGATGTCCTCCGAGAACATGATGCAGACTGGTTTATTTATAATTACCAAGAAGCCTGTGGATATGCTTTCGAAACATATGAGCGTATGATAGGGCGTAACGTCTCTCGCGAGATCGCCAGAGGCGCGTTGCCACAGTCAACATACACAGAATTCTATTGGAAGATTGATCTCCATAACTTGCTTCATTTCCTGAATCTGAGAATGCACCCACATGCCCAAGAGCAGATTCGCGCCTATGCGAATATCATGTTCGATATGGTGAAAGAAAGATTCCCGCTCACCGTTGAAGCGTTTGAGGATTATGTCTTGCATGCTAAGACATTCTCAAGGCAACAGATGGAATTATTGCGCGAGATCATAGCGACGGGGAGTTTCGATCCGATAAATCCGCATGAGAACTTGAGCGCAAGAGAGACGCAAGATCTTCTTGACGCCATTGGTTGGATTGAGACTGGAGCGCAAAAATGATAATGCCTGATAGCTGGATTCGTGAGCAGTCTCTAAGGAATGGAATGATTGAGCCATTCGTGGACAGATTGCAGCGTCACAACGTTATATCATATGGCGTTTCTTCGTATGGCTATGATGCACGTGTTAGTCGCGAGTTCAAGATCTTCACCAATGTAAATTCGGTTATCGTTGATCCAAAGAATTTCGATAGCGCGGCTTTCGTTGATCGTGAAACCGATGTTTGTGTGATCCCGCCTAATTCATTCGCATTGGCGCGGACGGTCGAATATTTCCGTATTCCACGCGATACGTTGGTGATCTGCTTGGGAAAATCAACTTATGCCAGAACAGGCATCATCGTCAATGTAACGCCGTTAGAGCCGGAGTGGGAAGGCCATGTAACCTTGGAGTTCTCTAACACCACGCCATTGCCCGCCAAGATCTACGCCAACGAGGGAGCGTGCCAATTCATCTTCCTGAAGTCCGATACGCCGTGTGAAACCTCTTACCGTGATCGTTCTGGAAAGTACCAAGGCCAGATCGGTGTTACCCTGCCTAAGATAGCTTATGAGTGAGGAGAAGAGAATGAGCAGCGTATATGTTGTGATTTCTCGCCGTAAATGCACTCCTCGGGTCTATTCTACTTTGCGCATGGCGGCGAATAGCATTGCTGAGCGTCAGAGGTGGATTCTATCGACAGACGGACGCTGGGTAGCATATACGAATGATGGCGATATGTTTACCCTGACAAGATGCGAGATCGAACGCGGTAAGACACGTGGTAAATATGCTAAGAAGATCGCTTAAGTTTCTCCGCCGTGCGATAGGCGCCAAGACCAAGCAGACCAAAAAGCAACGTCAATAGTGTATCCAGTTCAAGAGCTGGGGGGATTGTCCAACCGTATACATTCTCCCCAAGCCATCCAAACAATGGCCGGAAAACAATCTGATACGATAAGCCAGAGACGCACACCCAACCCGTGGCTGGCCGCCAGCCAGATTTAAACAGACTATCAGACTGGGCTTCGATATTGTTCGTCTCAATCTGTGCTCTGGCCAGATCTGTTTCGGCAGCAAGGACGGCCAGTTCGCCGGATTGTTGGAGTTTGAATAGCTCTAGCTTGGCAGCGTCACGCTTCTCGGGATCGGGGAAGATCTTGTCTATGACCTTCCCGCCAATGTCCAAGAGCGCGGTAATCGGATCTAAAGACATATCACTTTCCTTCTTCAATCAGCTTCTTGATTCTATCAGCACGACCTTTGACCTGCTTCGCCCAAAGGGAATTCATGGCCTCAAAAGCCGCTTGTTTGTTCTCGCCATTCTGTAGATGCGCTAGCATCTTTTTAAATCCTAACAGTCTGGGCACACCCATGTTATAGGCCATGTTCAGCAACGCACGTTGACGGCCTTCTGATAATCTACGCCACCACGGGATAGCCTTGTCTAACTCAGCAACCGCCATATCAATACGGTTGTTCAAGAGCCAGAGAGCTTCTTCCTTGGTAATGCCGTCATCCAGATTGATTCCAACGCCGATGGTTAGCTTTCCCGCCGTGCATGTATACGGTTTTAATACCATACCCTCATCTTCGATCAACTGGCGTATGAGCAAGGGTCTGTTCATTTCTCCCCCCTCCGTTCTAAGGCCTCGGCTATAACCTGATCTATACCGGCGTTTTGGCGTCTTTCGATGAAATTGAAGATCCACCGAACAATAGCCCAACCCGGCAATCCACAAGTAAAACTAAGCCCAAGCATAACAGATAACCCAAATTGACCACTATTCACGAAGTCCAACAGATCAAGCGCGTTGACGAACCAAGACCCACCAGCAACACTAGCAATGAAAGTGCTTATCGTGCACACTGCCATCTCTTTTTTTGTTTTGGGCGGTGTCATACACATTACTACAATATTTGCACACACTCCGCCTACCGCCGTGACTACTGTTTGGACGTTCAAAAGCTTGAGAATGGCGATTGACCCTATGCCCGATGCTGGCTCGGTCATCCCTTTTACGCCTTTCGGTATTATAGAAGTATATCCGTACCAATAATACCCATAATAGCCTTGGCATTAAATAATAAAAGTTGAGGATCACAACTTCTCGGAAACTTATCGGCATTCCGATTGACTCATTCGCCATAGATACCGTCACCAACCCAACGGTAAATATGCCAAAGTTAACGATCAAAGGCTCTATAATAACTGCCTTGTGCTTAGATAGTCTGATGAAGAAATCGCATATCTTGGACAGACTTGGCAGGGTTGGTGTATAGATGATGTTCATCGGTTGCTCTTGATGCTCATAATTACTGCGTACAACATATTTGGATCATACCGCCATGGCTGGTTTAAGCCAATAGCCGCTGCGACGCATTCTGAACAAAACCACTTCTTAGCGCCACCGTCATCTCTACGCCAAACGAATCCTAACAATCCAGCAATGTCATATGGCGAACCTTCGATCTTGCGAAAGAAGTCTATACATTGCGAAGGCTCAACGCCGATATCCGATATGTCGACAATATCCCACCGGCTTTTACAGAGACGCATTTCCTTGCGCCTAACTCCGCCATCCTCGCCAGACGACGACCAGCAAACATATTCATCTGATGTGCCATCGACCTTAAAACATAGTTCGACGTGGCTGTGAGGACCATTAGTCCACCAGCGCACCAGTCGATTAAACACGCCCTTGAGTTTAGGGCGCGTTCCTTTATAAAATGCAATGTAAATCATTCGGTACCTTCATAGCATTCAGGCCATCCGCCAGAATAGTCATAATTATCTGGATCTTTAGAGGCATAGAGCTTTTCTTTATGGACTCTTGACGCGATATCGTTATCCATGACCTTCTGAATACCAGCCTTCATGATAAGCTTGGCCAGCCCTATGGTCATATCAACAGTCTTCCCGCATAGCGTACGCCACTGGGGAACAATGACAGTCGTTACGGGAGCACCATTACCGGCTATGATGATGGACGTATATTCTTGAATTGCGGTTTCATTCGACCGAAACCACATATCGTTAACCTTGACACCACCATAGAAACGACGGCGATCACGCTCACGCTTGATCTCTTCCCATTTATGGTCAGCAGGAGATCCGACATAGGCAATAATATCAGGGTGATCCATCGGCAGAGGATCTTTGTCAGTCAAAAGATCCCCATTCTCGCTATAGGCTGGTGAGGAGAATAGACCATTTACCTTGCCGCTAGCATCGCGGGTTACATACTTCATGTCCATGTCTTAGATCCTTCCACGTTGGTCACGCCAGCCCTGAGTGTTGATTTCAATCGCCTGTGATGCAATGCTGGCTCTCACTCTAATCTGATTCGCGGTGTTAGGCAAAACAGTGAGAGTTGCTGACAGCCTGCTGGCGTTTGTCGGCATTTGGCTTGCGATCTGGGAATTTTGTTGGCTCGGTGTCGCATCAGTTTGGTATGGAGAGCTAATGCGGATGTAGTAGTTGTTGGTCGTGTTTCCCCCATTAACTATGATGTGCGCCCAGATAGGATCGGCCTCACTGAACTGCGGAACGGTTAATGTGAAAAGAGATGCAGTTGTTCCTACCGTCGTTGACGCATCAAGCAGGCCGGTTGACCAAAGGAACTCATCGCCGAATTGTGTGTACTGTATGATATTGCTACTGCTATTCGTGCATATATAGCCTATGCGCCGCTTGGCTGTGTAGCCAGTCGGCATAACTGGATTTGTTGCGGACAGAGAAAACAAAGCATCAACTGCACCAGTCGATACATTCTTGATTAACCATACGGCATACCATGTAGAGGCCGCCTTGCTACCGGCATCAAGACCGCCTTGATTTGTGCCAGCCGCCCAAGATGCATCTAGTCGCTTGGTGATAGACGAAGCTAAGACCATATCTTGGGTATCTGCACCGTCTCTGCACTTGCCAGAAGCAATATCAATATCGTTCGCCGAATCAGTCGTATTGTTGGACGTTCTAAGGCCGACCAAGTATCCGGCTGGTGTTCCACTGCCAGCTAAAGGAGACCCATCCGCGCGTGTATAGGATGTGCAACGCACTACCCCGCCAGCATAGCCACGGAACACGGCGAAATCACCGGCGGTAGTCGTGATGTTTGCACCAGTCGGCAATACCAAACTAGCGCCATTGGTGAGCGTCAACGTACCAGTGAAACGGACAGTACGACTTGCACCTTGCGCCAGTGTGATGGTTGTGATGGTGGTCGTCCCCGTCACGTCCACAAGATTGCCAGTTGCATTGGTGAGGTTGATCGTACTAGCCGATGCAATGTCTGTTCCCTGTGCCTCATTCACGGCGTATGACAACGCCTGCATTGCCTCTTTAACACGCAACGGGGACATCAGAACAGTATTGCTGGTGGCAGCCTGAGCCTCGGCCGTGGATGCAATGCTTGCTGAGAACACCACATCGCTGTATTGCTCGGTGACTGATGGCGCGTTGTATATCACGCTGCCATTTTTATTCATCACACGAATGCTATACGCACTATTGACGTATAAACGCGCCGGAGTGCCTGAATTAACAGGATATCCGCCGGTCGTGCGAATGGGCTGCGTGGCGGCAATGGTTAGGTTTTTATCCCAATACACCGTAATTGGGTTGGTCTGGGGATCAAGGTTGGCTTGACCAATCCAGATGTAACCACCCTCTAAGGGCTGTCCGTCAATATCCGTGATAATCGGATAGGGCGGCTGTACTGAAAGTGCTGTCATTCTTTGTTTGTCCTTTTTAACAATTCCTCGACAGATTTTAGGGCTTGCTCTTCGTCAACCTTTGTTCTGAACATGCCAACACCTTTTGATAGTCCGGCGGCCAGCAAATCAAGTGCAGAGCTGGCAATAGGACGGCGTGCAGCCTCGACACCCTTCGTTATCGCCCCCTCAATCTGCCCCTTGAAACTTGTTGATGCGGGAGCGCCAAACATCCGGTCTAGTTCATTGGCAAAGATAAGCTGATTGATCAGATCTCCATTGGCCTTCATGCCTTGCCGCTGTGATACATCATTTACCTTGTCTAGCGCGTCAATCATATTAACACGGGATGATACATTGCTTAATATCCGCCGTGATAAAGTACCAAGGCTTTTCGCTGCATTTGGTGACTCTAAATCTACTTTGGAACCAACGACATCCTGCAAACCATTTAGGGCATCGATACTGTCACTCAGACGGCCATTAACCTCCCGATATTGGGGAAATTGATCACCGAGGGTTGTATTAAGATTGCGACGCAAGCCCTTTAATATATTTTGCGCCGTGCGTGTGAGTGGCTTGTCGATTCTCTTTCCATAATCCACCTGCGTATCGATGAACCTCTTAGCCGTATGGACGGCATAGGCATCGGGTTTACCGGCGGGAAGATCCGTCAACCGCTCAAGGGTTGCATTTAAAATTCGCCCGGCTTCATTATCGCCCTGAATGTCTGACCCTTTGAGGTCGACAGAAGCTTTTCCATTGGAGTCAAAGTTCACACGCGCGTTGATCTTGTTTAAGTCCTCAACAAAGGTATCAATCGCAGGTTGAAAATTAACATCTGCGTTGCGCAATTGATTTTGAGCCACGCTTTCTAATTCTTTACCGTCCTTTTTCCTCTTATCGATAAGAAACGATACCCGCTCTTCCAATGTCTTACCGACCTCATCAGAAGGCCTGTTCTGTGCCCTAAATCTTTCATTCTTCATGCCTAGACGTTGGATATTCAACATCCGCATCATGCGCCGTCTATCTTCGTCGTCGGAGGCCTTGAGGTTGGAGATAACACCATCCTGCCAACCCTGCTCTATCGCTTTCTCAGCTTGTTTATCAGGTAAGACGCGCGTCCCAACAAGGCGATATCTCGCAGCATCAGCATTAAATGGATCATTGCGCAATAGATCCGATAACTCTTTGTATTTCTCAGGTTGCGCCAATGCTTGGATATCTGCCTTGGCCTCGGTCGCTTTCTGACCGATCATTCCAACATCTTGTCTGACTGATTCCCTGACAGATCTTGGAGCAGCGGCAAGACCGCCAGCCAGTCCACCGGCGATACCAGCGGCGGCCTGACCGATAGCCCCTGCACCTGCTTCCTCGGCTGCCTGCTGTGCCGCGCCAGATGTTCCACCTGATACCACCTGCATTGCCGGAGCCTCTGCCAATGCGCCAGCGACGGCTTTCGTGACAGGAGCGCGTGCAGTCTGTGACACGATTTGTGCCGTCTTAGCCAATCCACCAGCACCGCCAGCAGCCTCAGCCGCTGTCTGGATGATACGCTCTGCCTCTGTGCGTGGTTCTGCTACGCCAATCCTGGTAAGGAGGTCTGACATTGCATCGCTAGGCAAGGTATACTGTGTACCCAATAAATTGTTTACCGATGCGACAATAGGATCGCCTAACGCTTGAGTTAACGCACCGGCGGCAAGGCCAGCAGCGGCACCAGGAATAGCACCGACACCACCGAACGGAGCACCCAGGACGGCACCACCAGCAGCGCCGGCGGCGGGTATAGCTAATCCGCGCGTCAAGGCACCGACAACACCGGCGGCGGTAGTCTCTGGCTCTGCAGCTGGGGCTTGTGCCTGTGTTTGGGGCGGTCGTTGTCCCGCATCGCTTGCAGCGCGTATATCCGCTACGCGCTTCTTTAATTCCGGCGCATCCGGCGCAATATCATCCGGTATATTGTCTATTGTTATACCGTCTTTCGTCGTTATGGAGTACGGCATTACCAATCTACCTTTATGTTTCTATTGCCAGCGTTCGGGGCATTAGCAGGAGGAACCTCGGAGGGCTTGACCGGAATCTCCGTAGCCGGAACACCATATCTCTTGACGGCCAATTCCTCGCCCTTTTTGAGCATGGAATTGATCGTCTGGAAACTCTTGTAAAGTGAATCAGGAGATTGTGTGAGCTCTAAGCTAGAGACCGCATTCTTTAATAGTTTCATATCGCTGTCTGACAGAACACCAGCCAGTTTATCGACATTAGATAGCGCAATCTTGTTCTTAATTCCCTCGACCTTAGCCTCGAAATCCGCCGTCTCTTGTGACAACAGAGTTGGAATGCGAGACTGTATTGGTCCTGTGGCTGTCTTTATAGCGTTCTTAAACTGTATGTTTCCACTCTGATCTGTAACAGGTTTCCCCGTCTTTGGATCAATATTCACAGACATATTTATCAATTCATCTATATCAGATAGACCGCCTCTGATTGTGTTTATCTTATCTTGACCTTCGGCTGCCATCTTATTAACAAGCTGATCCCTCTTTTCCTTTTCGACAGATATCTTCTGATCAATCTTCTGTCTTTCTATATCGTTCTTTTGCCGTGATGATTCAGCGTTCATGGCGGCAATTCTGGAGTTCATTCGCGCAATTTCTGCGTCTTGCTGAATCTTCCAGATATCCCAACCTTTCTTCTCCAGATCAGCAGCAGCACCCTCCTCGGCGAATTTGGCCTCTGCTGCGGCTTTCATTGCTTTTGCCTGTGATTCTGTTAGTTCCGCGCCCTGACGCTGCATTTCTGTGGATGCCTTGGCAACCTTGCCCCAACGCTCTGGATCAAGCGCCGATAGAGTGAAGCCAATGCTCGACTGCACCGTAAGAGGATCGGAGTCCAGACGCTGGCGCATATCGGAGAAGACGCTCGCATCCTCGCCGTTCTTGGTCATGGCTTCGATGCGCGTGTCTAGCATATTCTTAGCAATGTCGACATTGCCGTTCCGCAATGCACTATAAATCTCAACGCCCTCTTTATATTCTTTCTCTCTTGTACCTTCATCAGCCATCTCCCAACCTTGTTTGATGGCTTCCCGTTGGCCAGGGTATTTGAGCGTAAGCATCCCGAACGCTTCGGGACGGCCATCGGCAAAGGCACGTTGGACATCCTTAGCATATTCCAGCTCTTTCGCCGCCGCTTCTTCCTTGGCCTTTTCAAGCTCTCTGCTCTTGCCATAATCAGCCAGAGCTTGACCAAATCTATTAAAGGCGCTGGTTAGATCCGGCGCAGGCATATCCCTATACGGATTAAATAGAGGAGTTGTCATGTTCTATGTCCTCACCACAATCCTACTGAACGACCACCTAAGAACGTCCCGCCAATATTTAGCAGATCACCGAATGATTGTCTCGCGACATTGCCCTTCGCGGTAACGCCCATAGCTTGAGCAGCAGCACCACGGCCAAACAGATCCGATACATTCTGCCCAAGTTGCATTCCTGGTTTTCCCTGCATGGCGGCAGATGCTTGTCCGAGTTCTGTCAACCCGCCCAATCTATTGTATTGTTGTTCAAGTAGGCTCGATAAGACCTGCGGCCTGAATTGGGCAAGGGATGCTTGGAAATTACCGCCACGCAATCCGCCAGTAGCAGCCGCGTTCTGCAATAGAGCATTTTCACCTTGCTGCGTAAGGGCCTGAAACTGAGGCGAAGTGGCAATTCGTTCGATGGCGGCCTGTTCTGCCTCAGGACCCTGAAGCCCCAAGAACGTTTGTTGCTGTCCCAATGCTTGGCCGCCAGCCGTGACATACGGCGACATAAGCTTGACCAATTCATCGAATTGGCGGCGCTGTTCTGCCACACCTTCTTGAGATGCTTGGTATTGTAATTGCCCCGCCTGAGCAGCAGCTTCGCCTGCCTGTTTAGCGCCAGTAATACCACCAACAATGTTACCAACGGCCTTGCCAATCGCACCCATATTACTTACTCCAGTCCTTCCTAGTCATTCCTAGGATGTAAACGCCTTTTAATTCACCATTAACCATGTACGCATCCCGCCTCATGCCTTCTTCCACGAATCCAAGCTTAAGGCAGTAATTCCTCGCCGATTCTAGGCCTTCAACGACATAGGCCGTGACGCGCATAATGTTCGGGTTATAGAAAGCCCAATCGATGCAAGATCTACCTAATTCGCGGGAATGCTTAATGGCTGATCTTTTTAGAAGGGCGTGCAAGTCTAACTCGATGAAACCAGATTCGATCGCCATAAATAGACCGCAAAATTGATCATCGACCCACGCCGATAAATAACGAACATTTGGATGTACAATCGGGGAGGCTGGTCGATGGTCATGACCAACGCGATGTATATAGGGGTCACTATATACCTCTAGCAGTTGATCGTATGTTACTTGTTCGCTGACCCAGACACGCGCCATATTTACCTCGTTATGGAGCGCCGGTGACTCTAATACTCGGACTCTTATATATTTGCACAAAAGACATACAAACACAATAGAGGTTGAGTTAAATATAAAACGTGGTAATTTGTAAGAAACAGAAACACACAACAAGAGGATAAAATGGATCCGCATATTTATTCACCTATCGCCATCGCCAGAAATGTTCTGGGCGATAGATACCGCCAAGGTCGCCGCGGTGAGATTTACATCGATGGCCGCCAGAGCGATATCCGCGAGGCCATCATGATTGCCAACAAGATCCTCGCTAGGCAGGAACAACCACTCATCCATTATCCATCCGTTAATCCTAAACATGACAGGAGTGTAGCGTGAGTAATCTAGCTGACACCGTGCGCGATATAGAGAAGTGGGTGTTCGATAATGGCTTGGAGACCGAAAGCCCTAACGCCACACTGGTGGAGATTTTTGAAAGATTAAAGTTCTCTGTTCATGATTCTAACAGACAGGATACGATGATCGGCATTGGTAATGTTGGTGTTCTTCTAATTACGCTCGCCGAACAATATGGGTTGTCATTTGAGGCATGCCTTAAGCGTTACTTTGAGGTTGTGAAGGATCAGAAGTTATGAATCATGATGAGAGGCAGGAAATCCAACGCCATAATAACGAACGATTATCAAGGATGGTTGACGGTATGGTTTATAATAAGCGAAGAATATTATCCCATCCACGCAAGCAATTTATGTCCGACATTGTTGATGATATCCATAGATCAATATTCTATAAGCGTATTCCGGAGAGGAATGGCGAGAAAAGTATTGTAAAGACAGAACCGCATGTACTGCAATACGTCAAGAACACCATGGCAGATGATATCAAGATGACCGTTGGAGATGTCGCAGTCTGTTTAATGATGATATCCGAGATCTATAAAGTACCTCTGAATGAAATGCTTCAAATATTACATAGAGAACTTGAAGTGAGTGGATTATGATCAATTATCCAGCCGATGATGCCATCAAGGGAATAGAGAAAGCAATCGTTGATGCTGGTTTCGACCAGAAAAACCCGAGAGCAACAATTGCCGTTCTGCGGGATTATTTATATGATTCTGACAAATTTATTAACGACGGAACTCAGATGTTTATTGCAATATCAAAAATGGCCGCTGGTCTGATTGTGTTGGCAAAGCAAAACAATATCTCGTTTGAAAGATGCCTTGTACATGCTTTAGTAACATTGCACTTGGGGGAGTCATGAACATCAACGCCACACTTGCTGCAACATTTATGCTATTGGCTGTAGATGTTGCGCTCATCGGGAACGCCACCGCTGATTCATCTTACGAATGGCGTGTGATCGATGGTGACACCTTCGAGATCCCGTCTCAAGTCTCACTATCTATCCTGTCGGACTTAAATGTATCTGTTCGAGTTAGAGGCGTAGATACGCCAGAGATCAAGGGAAAGTGCTTTGACGAACGGCGCAAGGCAGAGCAGGCTAAAATCTTCACCAAAGATGCGCTCTCTAATGCTAAGTCGGTTGAGATTAAGAACGCCGAATGGGATAAGTATGGCGGCCGGATTGACGCTGATGTGGTGATAGATGGCAAGAATCTTGCCAAAATGTTAATCGAACGAGATCTTGGGCGGCCTTATGATGGCGGCAGTCGTCGCTCATGGTGTAAGTAGGAGTGACCAAAATGTTTGTGCAACTTTCTGATGACGATCTGCATAATCTTAAGAGGGTATTAGAAGCCTCTAACGACCTTGCTTATGCTATAAATAGACTTCTCAATTGTGTTAATGGCGATGTCTGTCATAGTTTTGAGGATTTCGCATTAGATGGATTTGGGAGTGCCATGAATTACATGGACGAAGCCACGCATGGAGTTCAAGGGTTATTATCCAGAATGAATCATGCTCGGAAGTTGGACTTGAAATGACGACAGCAGAATACGCCACCCTTCTGGGCGCGATTTACCTTACGCCATTCTTGCCAAGATGGTTTCTTCTCTCATTCGGTTGTTTTTTCGCCATTGGAGGGGTGATAGGCGCATGCCTCAATTTGGCAAATTCTGATCTACCGCGTATCTTGCAACAGCTCATGTGATTTCCTCTCGCCCGCCAAATCAGGGGCATTGTGGATGATTTGCTGCAAGATGGCCTGAATTGTGAATGGCTGCCTATGTCAAGAAATGATCATTTTTTTGACATATCTTCACCATTATGTCAGAAAAAGGCTACATGACATCATGTAATCTCCCGCCCTGAACACCGGATAACGGTGTACGCCGAATCGCATGCGGTCGATATGTAGCCACCACTACCTATTACATGGCCGCATAGCTCTGGGAATGTATACGTTTCACCAGATGCAATAATACGATTGAACGTGATGCAATTAGATTGATCTGCACCAAGTCCGTTAGGAACGAGATTTACGCTTATGGTTGAATCGCTGCCAGAGGTATTGGTTGCTGTGAACTTGTCAATTATCGCTTGGCAATTGCTCGCCGTATACTGTGTTGACTGGGCAATGCCAGAATATTTCGACGGTATAAGTTCTTTGACATAAACGGCCATGGATCACCTATTGCTGGACTTGTGTAACATTTAATATGACAGATGGCGAAGCAGGGGCAAAGGCCGTGGCAGCAAAAAAATCAACCGATAAGGTGATATCATTAACGGCGAAGGCTAGTGTCACATAGTCGTTTGCGGCCAGACTTATGACCCTGCTTAGAGCTAGTGTTGTATACCCACCGTTTATGTCTACAGAAATCAACCGAGATGAATTGTCTATATTTACGCCATTCTTTCTAAACCACGCCCAAAATGTCTTAGCAGAAGCGCTCGTACTGGTTAGCTGTATGGTTGCGTCAAAACGATATAGACCAGACTGAGCGACAACAATTCTTGACGTCGGAGATCCAATACTAATCCCATTGGCAATCTGTGTATTATCGAAAGTTATATCATAGGCCGTGTTTATTGCCGCTGCTGCTTGGTCGGTCGTCTTGGTGAACACGCCATAATATTCTTGTTGCTCGATAGTCGGACGGACGAAGATCTCGCCATTGGTTGCATCTACTTGCAGGACTGCGGCAATCGGTATGACATTATTCGGGGCGGTTGGCTTAACATTGGTTAGTTTCCCCGCCTGCGTCGGATGGCAATACAAGATATCGCCGACAGACCAAGTCTCACTGACACTAACTCCGGTGGTGTCTATACCATTTACATGCCCCCATACAGTGCAGTACCCAACTTCTCCACTGTCTGGTAAGTCGTGCGACATGACCCCAAGGATATACAGGCTTGATAGTGTTCCATCGGCTAAATAGTTCGATACTTGGAGGGTGTTATTCGTTCCAGCCCCAACGAACCCAACTGGACTTCCCTTGGTAATGGTTGCGCCGGTAAGATTCTGCACACGGGCATAGGTCTCCATGCCTATTTGCTGCGTGACACCATAATCCATACCGATACTAGCGGTCTGGTTAGGCTCATCCCAATGGAGCCTCGCCTTCTTCTCGGTATGGGGCGCATTCTTATTTAGATCGATATAATCAGTTGACACTGAGTTATTGGGCGTATTGGCTGGTGACTTGATGGCTAGTTCAAGCGGATTCGGGTCAGTGCTGGTCGACTCTAGGCCAGATGCGACGCTGAATAGCCGTTCGAACTGCTTGATTTGCTGAGGATCTTTGAGGAAGGAAGCAAGTTGAGCGCGTGTTAATTTCAATTCATTAGCCATATTAGTACACCAATGGTGTTAGTTTGGCCTCAATCCTAACGAATGACATATGGGCTTGGCTGTCACCCTTGAACCTTTGAACACGCCAGTTACGCATATGACCTTGTCTGAACCAGACCAGACGCTTATTGCGATTGCCAATAGTGCCAATGCTGATTGATTTATCTTGCGACCATGTTTGGCCATCAATCGAATAGCTTGTCGATATCTTTGGATCCTTGCCGATCTCAACCCGACCAGTCAACGCCACCAGTTCGATCTGATTGAATATCGCGCCATTGCCCTCATTGTAGAGGATCGATGACCCAAATTCCCAACGAACGATATCGCCGAAATGATGAGATGTGTTGTCATCAAGATAGCCAAGCTTGTTGCTATTGGTGTCACCAACAATCCACTTGTCGTAGCACCATACAAAGTTTCTTGCCCGATACTTTGAGAACCCGTCAATCGCACTGGTAAGGACAAACCATATCGGAGATTGAGTGTCAGATGATGCGGCTATGTCATAGACCAATGTTCTATCTGGCAGATGGATATACAAAAAGCGATGTGATCGATGGTTTCTGGCTTCCAGTTTTACCGTCGAAAGTTGATCCTCGGTGTACCCTTGGAGAATATAATCTATCTCCTGCGTGCCTATTTTCTTCGTATCGCCATTGGATGCAACATAGACAGATGGCGGCTCATTGCGTCCACTGCCAAGAAATGCAATCAGATCTGAGAATACGCAACAGGCGTGAGTTCCGATCACTCCCTTCTGCACCTGTGCGCCATCGATCCGTTGGAACGGAAATAGATCGCCACCAACGTTATCAAACACCTCGATAGTATGGCGATTTAAGACATACATCTCATTGCGTAGTTTGATGATAGCCTTGACAGGATCGGGATCGATCTCAGACGAACCATACTTTAGAGGGTTAACGGATGTTGGATCATTCAATTCGGTCACAACGAGGCTGGTTCCGTCTGTGGTCATGAAGTAACCATCGACCCAAGCAAAATCCACCACGTTCCCGAGATCTGGATCCGCGACGGAGGTCAACGTCGTGCCATTCCAGTAATACAGGTTGCCAGATGACGCAACGGCCAAACGATCAAAGCTATAATCGAACGTCACATATTGGCTATCATCGCCACCAACGTCGCCAAGCTCAGTTATCACGCCATCCGATGACACACTTACTAGCTTAGTTCCCATGACTCGATAGAGCGTGCCGTTCCATTCAATCCCGCCTCGATCCTTCCCTAATCCGGTAGCATATTCGATGATGCCATCAGCAGGACGAATGAAGCCTTCGCTTATGCCAGATTGTTTAGGTACAGGGATCATATTGACAGGATAAGATGTCCGCAAATCCGGCGAATTGTCGGTATATATGCCGCTGATTAACGGAATCTGCATGATATCACCACTTCACCTTATCCGCCCAATAAGCCGCGCTCATCTTGCCTTTAGCGATATTCTCGGCATGGCGTGCCTTAAAAGATTCTCTCCGTTTACGTGCGGCTTCTGATTCGTTCTCTTTTCTTGGGCTACCAGAAACGCCTTGTTGCCCGAAACGAATCGTCTTAACCTTATCGCCTTCCTTCGCCACAACAACATGGCTTTTTGTCGGATGGTTAGGCGTTTTCTTGGGCTTGTTGTAGCCAGACACGCCAACGCGATTAAGGCGAGGATCCTTCGCCATTATGCAATCCTATACCAAGAGTTGGTGTTAGCATAATACCGCAAGCGGAATGAATCTTGGGCGGCTAGCGTGGTTGGAGCGCCATAGACAGCAGTCGCGCCATTGTTCGAAATGGTTAACGCCGTGATTTGCTGGGTCGTAGTGACCAACACCTCTTGCCCATCCGTAGAAGTTGTGTTCAACGGCAAGGTGAGTGTGCCGGTCGCAAGCGTTCCGGCTGGTTGCAATAGAACCCACACGCTCACGGACGGACTAGATCCGGCAACGGCGATATTGAAACCAGTGCCAGGCGTGACAAATTGGCTAGACAGTTCAGGCGATGCGAAAGACTTCTGAAAATAAGTCAATAGTGTGTTAAGGGATGCACGCCGTGCGTCACCATTGGCCGTATTGTACAAGGGTATTTGATCGCCACCTGATAGGTCATTCACAACCGGCAATTGATTAATAGTTGGCATGTTAAAACTCCAATTCGCCGTCTTGACCGGCCAGAATACCTTCGGTTGGTGACTGCATAAACGGATTGCCTGCTATGCCCCACGGCTTATTGCCAGCACCAACAGGCAAGGTATCGGGAAATTGCTGGGGATTCGGCATAACGGCGCGTTGCAACAGTACGTTGTAACTATTCTTCGCCGATATTCGCGTATCCTGCATTACCTCACGGCCATAGCTCGGAGCGATCCTGATCGCCAGGTTGGTGATGATCGCTTCATACGCGCTATCGGGGACTTCGCTTTGTGCGTCGATGTCACTGTACTGCGGGCTATTCGGAAGAGGATATCCAAGGCGTATACCCTTGCCGTTCCACTCGGCCAGCATAGAATCTAAGCGCCGCAACGCTGACTCGATCTGATCTGGCTGCATATCAAAAGCAGAGGAAGCAAGGCCAATTTCCTCGAAAGCCGCTTGAATAAATTGGCGCTTGCTATATCCCATTTCCGTTTCCTTCTGTCCTCTGAGTATATTAGACCCAAAGGACTATTGACGGCAATTATTTCTTTTTCGGAGCCTTGCTGGGCTTGCCTGCTTTCATCGCAGCAGTCCGCGCCGTGCTTAGTGCGACGGCCACAGCCTGCTTTTGCGGCATGCCCTTTTTCATCTCTTTCGAGATATTTCCAGAGATTGTCTTCTTGGAGTAACCTTTTTTGAGCGGCATA